CAGTAAAACAGTTTAACCTTACATCGGATAAAGACTATCTGCATATCCCGGTAAAAGATGAGGAGGGAAAGCCCCTATTCACAAAATCCAGAAACCTACACTACAAAGAAGGCTCACAAGAGCCAAAGTACAAAAACCAATCCAACTCCCATGCCACCTTGTTTAATTGGCACGCAGTAAAAGGCTCGCTCAACATCCTTCTAACAGAAGGAGAGCTGGACTGTATGCGCCTAGTGCAAGGTGGGATGCCCGCAACAAGCTCCACCGGAGGAAGCCAAACCTTCCTCCCGGAGTGGGCGGGTTTATTTAAAGAGAAAAACGTTTGGATAGTGTTTGACACGGACGAGGCCGGAAAAAAGGGTACACGGGCAGTTTTGGAACTCCTACCCCATGCTAGAGTCGTCATCCTACCAGAAGAGTCAAAAGACGTTTGCGAGTACTTTATAAACCACACAAAAAAGGATTTTGTAAACCTAATGCGGCTTGCGCCAAATAAACAGGAATGGGAAGCGCAGAACCTTCCGGAAGAATACGCAATAATGTCGGCAAAAGACTTTGAAGAAATGCAGGAAGATAAAACGCCGTGGCTGATAGATAATGTCTTATACCCAGAGGGCTTTTGTTTTATATATGGAGCAGAAGGAACAGGAAAAAGCTTTATTACACTCAGTATGGCGCAAGCCGTAGCAACAGGGCAGAACTGGTTGGGACACTTTAAAACAACAAAGACAAATGTACTTTTTCTGGATAAGGAAAACCCACAATCAATAATTAAAAGGCGTATTGCAGGACTTGGTATAAACAGTAAAGTAACACCAAACATCTATTGGTTAAAATACCCGGAGAAATTTCAGCTAGCGGACTCAAAAGGCGGGTATTCAGAGTTCGCGCAAGCGCTTATTACAACTATTGCCGATAAGAAGATAGGACTTATTGTATTTGACTCATTTGTTGATTTTATGGTGGGAAACGAGAGCAACGCCGGGGACACACAATTATTTTTTGATGCGATACGCTCCCTGTATAGCAAGATTGCCTACATAACTATCCACCATGAAAACAAGCCCTCTCAAGGAGTACCAAGAAGTGACAGTCAAAAGTTGAGGGGATCGACAAACATCAACGCACAGACGGTAACAATGTTTAGGTTAGAGGCACTTCCTAAATCCAATACAGAAATGACACTTAAGCAGACCAAAAATAGAGACGCCCCAAAACTTAATAAGTTTATGGTGCGAATGAACGTAGAAAGAAACGAGGATGACACCACCCATGTTACCGGGTTTACTTATATCGGAGATGTTGAGGAACTAAACGACAATAAGAATGAGGAGGCAAAAGAAGCAATTAAGGAAACTTTAATTAGCAATAACGGTCAATGTAGTAGAAAAGATCTGTTGTTTGTTTTATCCGGACAGGGGATTTCGGAAACCACAGTAGATAGAGTTTTAAAAGAAATGATGCAAACAAATGACGTTAAAAAAGTGAAGAGAGGAAGAGAGCTTTGGGTTGTTTTGAGTAGTCCTATAGTTGGAGTGGTTAATACGGATGACTTGGACGGGGGGCTGTTCTAAATGACGATAGTCGTCAAACAGTCGTCAAGGCATGACGACTATTCGGTGCTGTCATACCGGCTTATTAAGGGGATAGTCGTCAAACAGTCGTCATTGACGACAATATGTTCGGAATAATCGTCGTCATTATATATTTATATATATGACGACGATTGACGACTATTGGTATTTTTGGCTGTACTTATACGGAAAAAAAGGTCGTCATGATATTACAGAACAGTCGTCATTGACGACAATCGACTTTTTATTGGCTTATAGTAGCAGTTTTATTTATTTTATTTGAAAGGATTTTTATATGAAAAATATAAGAAATGATAGGGGGTCTAATTTAGTTTCGGGAAAGATACCTATGAGTGCGGAAGCGGCGGCGATAGCCGTTTTGCTTAGGAAGTTGGTAATGGCTAACCGTTTCTATAGTGAGGCTACAGAGGCGGAGAGGGGGCGCATCTTCGACGCGATGGAAAAAAGTACGTTGAAGCTGGAAAAACTATCTGATGGGCAATACGGGCGTGATTTTAGTGTGTTGTACATTATTTACGGCGATGTATTCTTGCGCGAGGAACCCACGCTTGGTTATGAAGGTATGGAGGAACTAATATCACTTTTAGATTATTAAGTGGTAGACTAAGCTTATGATTCAGATAGAAGAATCCAATGTTTATTTCCTTAAACCAATAGACGCAATTGATGCGGACTACGATCCCACTCAAGACTATACCCCGGAACAACTAGAAAAATATCCTGACCTTATATTCGATAATGCTTTAGTTATAGGTGGAAAAGAGATAATGAATGAGGTTGCGGTATTCATGGACAACGACGATATCATCTCGACTACCGGAGTTTACCCCGAAAGATGTGTGATTATCACTGACTTACCTAGAGCAAGATGCAAACAGATAATCAAACTTGGCACAGAAAATTACGATAGAAAGGTTAGGAAACTACTAAAAGTTCCTGCCTCTGACTAATGGCCTTGAACGTAAAGGTTCTTAAAAAGATTAAGCGTTTTGGTAGATTGCGTTTTTTTGGTGATCCAAGATACAACGAAAAGGTCTTAATTAAGATTTATGAGAACGCCGATGATAACAAACGTAAACAGCTTTACGATGAGATGAATGACTATTTTGATGCAATAGGTAGTGGAAGATTAAAGCCCGGAGATTCAATTCTTAAGCTTGCTTTCCCAACTCAAGACCCGGAAACGAGTGGTTTGGATTCAAACTGAGCTTTCCCTCATTAGCAGGACTGACTGGTTTGATTTCGTTTCCGGATCTTAAATTGGTGTAAGATATTATTATGGCACAAGTAGGCAGACCAACTAAATACAGACGAGAGTTTTGTAAAATGCTCATAGATTTCTTCAGTATTGAGCCAACATACGAAGTTACAGTCGAATATACGAACAAAAAAGGCGAAACATATACAAGAACAGAACAAAGAGCGAACTTTTTACCTACATTTGAACGCTTTGCACACTCCATTGATGTTAATGACGACACTATAGTTGCTTGGGCTAACGCCAAAAGATCCGGTGGAGGTAAAAGATACCCAGAATTTTCCGCCGCATACACGCGCGCGAAGCAATTACAGCGTAATATAATCATGCAGAACGCACTAACAAACGGATACAACTCTAACTTCGCAATCTTCTTGGCTAAAAACATAGCCGGTATGAGCGATAAGGTACAAGTCCCGGTAGATGAAAGAGGTAATCCAGTTCCATTTGTAGCAGGATTCCACCTAATAACGCCTTCCGGCGCAACAGAAAACGATGGAAAGACCGACAATAACACCGACGCTTAAACCTTCGGTAAAACAATATAAGGCATATCAGATGTTATGGAACAATTTTGTTTCATTTGTTTTGTATGGTGGGGCGGCAGGGGGTGGAAAGTCTTGGCTTGGATGTGAATGGCTACTTACTAATTGCTATAACTATCCCGGTACTCGTTGGTTTATTGGACGCAAGGAACTTAAGCGCTTGATGTCTACATCCTATGTCACTTGGCAGAAGGTTTGCAGGTGGCACAAGATCCCAGAAACAGACTGGAAGCTAAACGGTCAATACAATTACATTGAGTTCATCGACGGTGCGGCTAAAGGCAGTCGTATTGATCTTTTAGACTTGTCTTATCAACCATCAGACCCGCTTTACGAACGACTTGGGTCGTTAGAGTTGACCGGTGGATGGATCGAAGAGGCGGAAGAGGTAGAGTTTCTATGCTTTGATATTTTAAAAGCTAGAGTTGGTAGGTTTATGAATACAGAGTTTAATCTGTTTCCACCTAAAATCCTTTTAACGTGTAACCCAACGGACAATTGGTTATACAGAATCTTTTACAAACCATATAAGGAAGGTGTGTTGCCTCAAGACCATGCTTTTGTTAAAGCGCTTTACAGCGACAATCCTTACACTAGAGAGGAGTACGGTAAGCAGTTAGACAAGATATCAGATCCTATTGCACGGGCAAGGCTTCGTGATGGTAATTGGGAGTACGCAAGTGGTGATATGTCTGTTATTCAGCTTGACGCAGTCATTGATCTATTCACTAATCCTCCGGTATTAGCAGACGGACAACGACGCCTTACGGCGGACATTGCTCGCTTTGGCGGAGACAAGATAGTAATGGGCGGTTGGATGGGTTGGGATTTGTACTCTCTTTTAGAAAAACATCACCAAGGACTTAACCAAACTTGTGATGATCTTAGAAGCTTCTCGGTAAGAGAGGCAATACCTTATGCGAATATCATTGTGGATGAGGACGGTGTTGGAGGTGGTGTTGTGGATCATATGACCGGGATTCATGGGTTTATGGGAGGTAGGTCGCCAATACTTATTCCGGATGACGATGTGGATAACATTGAAAAGAGATATCAGAACCTACCGGCAAACTATTTAAAACGTAAGAACTATCGCAACCTTAGATCACAATGCTATTTTATGGTGGGAGAGTTAATAAATAATCGTTTGATGTCAATAAGTGCTGACTTAACAGAGGTTCAAAAAGAAATAATCATTGAGGAGCTACAGCAAATAAAGCGAGAGGACACTGCGGCTTCCGCCCCACTGCAAATTGTTCCAAAAGAAAAGATGAAAGAAGCACTCGGACATTCCCCGGACTTTGCGGATATGATTATGATGCGAATGTACTTTGATCTTGTAAAAGAAGCACCACCGGAGGGTATCTACCACGAACCAGATGCTCAGGCGTTGTTTGAACAGGGTATTGAAAATCAGTTTGGCGGTATTGAAGGTTATGGAATTGAAGGCTTCGGCTTGCGCCGAGGATAGAAAGAGCTATACTAAAATAATGATGGAAGAACAAGCTACTCCTTTAGAAATTACAGATAAAGATGTTTTAGTTTTAAAGCAAGAAGAAGCAGGAATGTTGGAATACAGAGAGCGTAAGCATGACGACTGGACTGAAAACTATACTCTTTATCGGGACAAAGTTATTACCAACAGACTTACACAGCGACAGACTGTAAATATTCCTTTGATGAAATACGTTATGAATACCTTGCTCAAAGAGCAGATGGATGCTCCTCAACTATACTTTGGAAACTTAGGAAACAACGAACAAAAAGAACTTTACTACAATGAGTATTGGAAGGAAACCGCAAAGATCAATAAACTTATCATCAAAGACCATGTAGATAAAAAGCAGAACGGCTTATTCGGGCGTTCTTTTAAAAAGCTCAACATTGAAAACGGTAAAGTTAAGATCACTTTAGTTGATCCTCAATGTATGCTGGTGCATCGCTTTGTAGACCCAACGGACATTGATACAGCGCCAACTCTTGTTGAAACTGATATTTATGTGACCTTAGACGACATCCTAGAAAACGAGGATTATGACGCGGAAGCACGTCAACAGATCAAGATGTATTTTGAGGAAGAGACCGGGCAACTTGAGTCTGATGAGAACTTTGCAAGGGCTTCACAAAAAACAGATAGGATGAAAAATATTGGAGATGACACTGTTGCTGATCCGCTACTTGGAGAGACTTATGTCGAGTTACACGAAGCGTATCGTTATGAGTGGAGCGATGAGTACGAACAGAGGGTTATTATGCGCTACATTTTAGCTGTCACAAAAATAGGTATGTTTAAATTGCATAAGGCCGAACTTTGTGATGTTATCGGAAAAACTGCGGACAACTTTTGGTACAGTCATTTTCCTTATTCCTCTTGGGCATCAGATCCGGAAGCTACAGACTTTTGGAGTGATGGTGTGGCTGATGTCATTCGACAGATAAACAAAGTCTTAAACGTTTGGTTCTCACAGCTTGTTGAGAATCGTACATTGCAGAACTTCGGAATGAAGTACTACGATTCCACAGATAAGAAGTTTGTACCTCAAACATTCTCTCCTCAACCGTTTGCACACTTCCCGGTTCCCGGAGATCCTAACAAGATCATCAAAGACGTAATGACTGGCAACCTAACTGGCACTTTAGAGGAAATGTCTTTTATCATTGGTATTGCAGAGAAAGCTACTGCGGCTACCGCCGCCAATTCAGGCGCGATAGAACAAAAGAAAGTCACATTAGGTGAGGTCGAGTTTGCACTTGCCAATGCTCAAAAGAGAATCCAAATTCAACAGGTGTTTTATACTGAGGACTGGAAGGATCTTGGTACTAAGTATGCGAAGTTCTTGGAAGCCGCCGGGGATAAACTCGAACCCTTGATGACACACCGAAAAGGGAGACTTGGAAAGAAGATGTATCAAAAGGAACTTAAGGTTTCAGACTGGAAGGATGACTCCGGATATGCTGTTGAAGTCTTGACAGTAACCGATAAACAAGCGGAAGATGTAGAGAGCTTGCAGAAACTCAACGCTTTAAAAATTGAAATGCCGACTAATGTTCCTCTAGTTGGAATTTATAGGCATAAACTTATGGAATTTGCAGGGCTTTCGCCGGATGAGATTAGTACGGTTGAAGAGTATGACAAGACTGCTCAACCGGAACAACCGCTGTTACCTCCCGGAGAAGAAGTACCACAGGAGGCCAATCAGGTTCCGCAAGTACCGGATGTGATGGGTCAACAATAAAATGTCTACAAACCCTTACGATAAAGTATTAAAAGATAAAGGCTTAACATATAGCGACCTTACAACAGAAGAGAAGGCTTTATATATTCAGGCATCAAAAGGTACAACAGCAATCTCCTTATCGGATCTAAAGTCACATATTGACGAAATACTTTATGCTCTTCTTTTAGAGCATTGTGATACTCCAGATACTCCGGAATCCCAAGACACAAACAAATATCAAAAAGCACGTTTAAAAAATTATGCGCTATTACAGGCTTTTATGGAGATCCCAGATAAGGTTGCAAGAGCATTAGAAAAAGAGATAGAAGGTGAATAGAAATGATGGCTAAAAAAATGAAAGTTGATATGAAGAAAAAGAAAATGATGATGGACAAGAAAAAAGTTACAAAAAAAGTAGTTAAAAAAGTTGTAAAAGCAAAAGGAAAAAAGAAGTAGGCTTGACAAAAGTCCTGCCCCTACTCATAATTTTGATATGGCAGAAAAAACATTAAACCCAAAAACATTAAACGAATCTGCAAGAGTCTATTTAGAAGAGGTCTTGGCTAAGGGTCTTAACGATCTAACAGTTTATGACATCGGCTTTCTAAAAGCTCGTAGAATGTACCTCACTTCTGAACAAAAAGCATTTTTCGCTGATGCTCTTAATGGAAAAATTAAGGGTATAGATTTTGTTGAGAAGAAAGTGGTAGCAGAAGAAAAGTAATAGTCTTAAGTAACAAGCATTATTGCTACTAACCCCGCTAGTACCGGGACTGTTGAAGGCAAAATATGGCTAATAAACCAATAACAAATCAAAGAACTAAAAAAGAAATACGTGAGGAGGTTGCTCAAATTGATAAAGAAGTTCCAGACACGAAAGAGTTTGTAAAGATAATGGAAAAAGACGTAAAGGATAACGAGGAACCTATTGAGACTGAAGATACCGAAACCGAAACTCCAGTAGAAACTACTACAGAAACCGAAGTAACCGATGACACCGAAGAAGAAAGTCCTGAAGTCGAGGAAACTGTAGAAGAAACCCCTAAACCAAAAGTACAGCCTAAAAAAGAATTACCTCCTGTAGAGGAGCGCTATCGCGAAGCCGGACAAGAGGCTATGATTTTAAACTCAAAGCTCACTAAAGTTGCCGAAACTGTAGAAGAGATCGAGAACTTACCTGAACCCACTGCCGAGGAGTTAAAAGAATACGCAAAACAAATGGGAGAGGATTTTGATAACTTGGATACCTTTGCCCAGAATATGCTGAAAGAGAATTTTAAGAGCAAAAAGGGTTTGAATAAGATTACAAACCTATTCTCAGAAGAGAAGAATCTTGGTAATTGGATAAAGAAAGTTGGAGATTTTGTTGATGCCGAAGCTACAACCCAGCTTTATCCCGGTCTTGAAGAAATGCGTGACGATTTTATTCGTTATGCTTCCAAAAAGACACATATAGGATCGGATTTTGACCTACTTGTTGCAGGATTCATGTTTAAACAGCCCACTAAAAGACCGGCACAAGGATCAGTACTGCTACCTTCTGGAAAAGGCGGTGCAGGACAGCCTAAATCCGCAGTTCCAGCCGCATTAAATGAGGACGATGCTTCCGTTTACAGAAAGTCCGACCATAAAAAATACAAACAACTAATCAAGAAAAAGAAGTTTACAATTACTGTCTAGTAATATACTTGACAGCCCTCCAAAATAAGTTCAATAATATAACTAGAGTTTAAAAACGTTAACCCCAACTCATAATCGGGACTACTTACTCAAAGTATATTTATTTTCCTTGAAAGGAAAAACCGATTATGAATACATATCCAACAAAACTAGTCGAAGCTTTCGCGTTACAAGCGCTTGAAATCTTCTACATGATGTCCGTATCCGAAGGGATAACGAACAACGACTATGAAGGTTTGATTGAAAACAAATCTTCTAAAGTAAATATTTTGACCTTTGGTGCAATCTCTACTCACGCCTATTCTGGTGCTGATATGGTTGCCGATGACCTAACTGAAAGCAACTCGCAATTAGTTACGGATCAAGCCAAATACGTCTACTTCACTGTAAAGACATGGGACAAGTTCCGTTCTTTCATTAAAGATCCTGAAAATCCTATCGCAAGACAGGTCGCTTCTGAGATCAAAAAAGTTATTGATATCTATATTTTAGGTCTATATGGAGATGCAGGTGCGGGTAACTGGCTTGGTACTTCCTACACGACAGGTGATGTTGAAGTCACAGTGACAACCGGAGCTGTAACAGGTAACGGAACAACCTTCACCTCCTCGATGGTTGGAAAACCATTTAAGGCTTTAGGTCACACAACTTGGTATAGAGTTAAAACCTATTCCGGTGCAACCTCAATTGTAATTGAGGATGACAGTGATGACTTGTCTTCAGCCTACACAGGTGGAGCAATAGCCGGAGGTGCAACCTATGAAGTTCAAGGTAACACCGCTTACGCAGTCACAGCCTCTAATATCTTTGCTCAGTTTATAGAGATGCAAACCTTGCTTACTAACCAAGAAGTTCCAGAAGAGAACAGATGGGCAGTAGTTCCTGCAAGAGTAGCCGCTCTTATACGCCAAGCTCCTGAATATACCGGTAGTGGTCAAGTTGAGGGTGGACGTGAAGCTGTAATGGCTGGAGCGCTTCCAAAACAATTTGCAGGGTTTACAGTTTATGAAGTATCAGACGGTAGAATTTCCGGTGACAGAACAAACGGATATCACGTTATGGCAGGACATAAACAAGCTATAACCTTCGCAATGGGTCTGACAGAGAATGGTGTAGAAGATGCAATCGGAAACTTCGGTAAAAGAGTTAAACAGCTTTATGTCTACGGGGCAAAAGTTGCTGATGAACGCCGAAAAGCATTAGTACACGCTCTTTGGAGTGTAGCCTAATAATAAGTTGTCTTAGAACCGGATCCCTCTTGATGGGGGGATCCGGAAAGCCGGAGGATTATATAAACAATGTCTGTATTTAAACTAAAAGAAAACTTACCAAGAACAACAAGAGATGAAATTGACAGAATATTGGCGATAACCGCTGGTCTAAGAAACACCACAGAATCAAACTTTTTAACCGCTTTACGCGACTATCTTTATAATGAAGTAATTACAGAAGACTCCGCCGGTAGAATAGTAATGGCCGCAGGTGTCACCGTTCCTACTACGGAATCGGGTTTTAAAAAAGGTGCAGTTTTTATAGATAAAGACGCCAACAATGAAGGTTGGTATTTTAATACAGGTAATGAAGCAGTTTCTAATTGGAAGGCATTATCACCGGAAGCGGTAATAAGCCCATCAGCTTCGGTGAGTCCATCAGTATCGCTCTCACCATCAAAGTCTCCGAGCTTGTCTCCTTCAAAGTCACCAAGCTTATCTCCGAGCCTTTCACCTTCGGTATCTCCGAGTGTGTCAAGGTCTCCAAGCAAGTCGCCTTCAGTTTCACCAAGTGTGTCTTTGTCACCAAGTGCATCGCCATCAAAGTCGCCAAGCTTATCGCCATCGAAGTCTCCTTCACTTTCCCCAAGTGCATCACCTTCGTTATCACCAAGCTTGTCGCCAAGTCTCTCGCCTTCAGTTTCACCAAGCGTATCGCTGTCACCAAGCTTATCTCCGAGTGTGTCACCTTCAGTTTCACTCTCACCAAGTTTGTCGCCGAGCGTATCACCAAGCGTGTCACTATCTCCGAGCTTGTCACCAAGCCTTTCGCCAAGCCTTTCGCCGAGCTTATCACCGTCGCTTTCACCAAGTGTGTCTCCTTCAGACTCACCAAGTACGAGCTTGTCACCAAGTGCTTCTCCGAGCTTGAGTCCTTCACTAAGCCCAAGCAAGTCGCCATCACTATCACCAAGCTTGAGTCCTTCGGTGTCACCAAGTGCTTCGCCAAGCATTTAACATTTGTTGCTTGATTTTGGTCTAAAAACGCGCATATAATGTATATATGAAGTTAAGCGTTGTCATTCCTTGCTATAAAGAACCCTATCTCCAACAAACAATAGATGCGCTTTTAAATGCCTCCGAACTCGGAGATCAGTTAGAGGTTATCCCCGTCCTTGATGGCTATTGGCCTTCTGTTCCCCTTAAAGACGATGATCGTGTAAAGATAGTTCACTTAGGTAAAAATCGTGGTATGCGTGGAGCTATCAATGCCGGTGTTAGTGTTGCATCCGGGGAGTTTATTATGCGAACCGACTGTCACTGTTTATTTGCACAGGGCTATGATCGAATACTTACCGAAACGTGCGAACCTAATTGGATTGTTACTGCTGTTAGGTATTTCTTAGATCCTGTTCAGTGGAAAGTAATGGATCTTCCTCCTGTAGTTTATGAGAAACTTGCAATACAAAAGACTGAGAAAGGTGAGAAGTTTTCTGGTCGCCCGTGGGATAGGCCGGAACGAAAAGACATAATGATTGATGAGACTATGGCGATGCAGGGAAGTATGTGGCTGATGCCTAAAGCATGGTGGGAGAAAGTTATAGTAGAACTTGATTCTGTAAATTATGGTCAACTAATTCAGGATTCTCACGAGATGCAGTTTAAAACTTGGCAAGCCGGCGGAAAGCTCATGGTAAATAAAAACACTTGGTTTGCTCACAAGCATAGAGATTTTCCTAGATCACACAACAACGGTACTCCGGAAAACCCGGCGGATAACGAGCGTGGTTATGCTTATGCTATTGCTATTTGGAAGGATTATTATTTAAAGGAGATAAAACCAAAATGGGAAATATAAAAAGAGTATTCTTAACAGGAGCCGGCGGAGCAATAGGCGCTCACATGATTGCTCATATAATGCACAACACCGATTGGGATATTATCGCTGTTGATTCTTTTAAAACAGAACACAAAGGTTATTTTGATAGACTAACCAATTTACTTGAAAGTCATTCCGATTGGAGACTCCGTATATCAACCTTTATACATGATTTGAATACACCAGTTACTCAAAGGGAGGTTGATAAGTTGGGACATATTGACTACATAATTAACCTTGCTTCAAGATCCGACGTGCAGGACTCAGTGGACAACCCAATTCCTTTTGTTAGAAACAATGTAGAGGCCATGTTAAACGTTTTAGAGTATGCACGCGCCTCTAAGCCGGAGGTATTTATACACTTTTCAACCGACGAGGTTTATGGCGCGGCGCCAAAAGATTCATCCGGGCATAAAGAGTGGGATGTTATTTTGCCATCAAATCCTTATTCAGCATCTAAAGCGGCTCAAGAGGCGCTAGCCGTTGCGTGGTGGAGAAGCTACGGCGTTCCAGTAATTATCACAAACACAATGAATAACTTTGGAGAAATGCAGGGCGCGAGCAAGTTTCCTGCTATGGTTCAAACTAAACTACAAAACGGAGAAGAGATTGCCGTTCATGCAACAAAAGACGGGGAGATCGGAACCCGTTATTATCTGCACTCTCGCAACGCGGCAGACGCCGTACTATTTATACTTAAAAACATTCCTCCTCATTTGCATGATGCCGGAGAAATAGATAAACCTTTAAGATTTAATATTGTCGGTGACAGACAAGTAAGTAACCTTGATATGGTGCAAACTATCGCAAAGTTAATGGATAAAGAAGCCAAGTACAAACTTGTAAGTTTCCACGAGAAAAATCCCGGACACGATTTACACTACGGACTTGACGGTGCTTTATTAAAAGGTATGGGTTGGGAAGCTCCAATGAGTTTTGAAGAGTCTCTGAAAAATACTATAAAGTGGCAACAGGAAAACCCGGAGTGGCTTTAACCTATGGACAAACCAATCTTATTTCACATTGGGTGCGGAGGAGATTACCACAAAGGTTTTTTAAATATAGATAGATCAGTTATTTCCCCTAGAGGTAGGCGTGTTAAGTTAGATCTTATTTTTGAGTTAGGGGAAAAATGGCCTTATCAGGTGGGTGGGTTTGTTGATGGCATAGTCAGTATGCACGTTCTCCAACAACTATCATGGCGAGATCTTGTAACGTGTCTTAGAGAGGCGTACAGAGTCTTGAAAAAGGGCGGTGTTATGAGGTTTGGGTGTCCTATGGTAGAAATGGTTGGCTACGATCTTGATTACTTGTTGGGGTGGAATAATATAAATCTTTTTAGTAAAGACTTGTTAAAAGAAGTATTCGGTAGGATAGGCTTTTCCTCGTTTGAAGAGAGAGAATTTGGTAAGTCCGCCCTTCCTATCCTTGCGACAGTGGACAACAGAAAAGACCGGGGAACTACTTATTTTGAGGCCATAAAATGAGCGATTTGACGATATTTTTTTTGACCGTGAACAAAGTTCCCGATGCGTGGGCGGAGTACCACAGAAAGGTATTACTGGAAGCAGTAGGAGATTCTCCAATAATTATATTTTCTAAAAAGAAGATGAGGTGGGGAGTAGAAAACATTATCCAAGAGGACGAACCGAGTATGATAAACATTTATAGACAGATCCTAAAAGGAGCAAAGCTCGCCAAAACCCCATACTTCGCTATCGCCGAGGACGATACGTTGTACCACAAAGACCATTTCAGTCTACGTCCACCTATGGATTCGTTTGGATACGATATGCACAGATGGGGACTATTTACTTGGGGTAAGCCTACCTATTATTATAAAGATCGTATCTCAAACGCCGCCTTAATCGCACCAAGAGAGTTAGCCATAGAGACATTAACTGAGCGCTTCGCAAAGTACCCAAACAGCAATATAGGGGAGTTGGGAAAAGAAGGTGGTACTAGACTTAATGTTAAAAAGATCATTAAGCTTTGGGCGGATACAGGGCTGGTTTATTTTAGCCATGTTAATTCGCTTGATCCCACTGAGCAACACAAGAGTAAAAAGATGGGTGTGGTACAGGCATTTGATATTCCATATTGGAAAAGGGCGGAAGATTTAAGGAAACATTTTATATGAAAGTAGCATTAGATTTACATGATTTTAGTGTAGTCAACAATCGTTTAGACGTGTTGTTGAAACTGAAAGAGATATTCCCAAACTTTAAAGTATCTTTATTTACCGTTCCTATTGATAAAAAAGAGGATTGGGGAGCGTCTCTTATAAGAGATGACTATTTAAAAGATATCAAGCAATGTTTAGATTGGATGCAGATAATACCCCACGGCTATCGCCACAACGGTTCTGAGATGCAAAGTATGGACTACTATACGTTTAAAGAGTTAATCCCGGAAATCGAGAAAGCTTTTAACAACGACGGCTTACCTTTTGTAAAGGGATTTGTCTCGCCACATTGGCGCTGGACGGAAGGAGTTGTTAGAGCCTTAGACGATATGGGTTATTGGGGAGCGATTGACCGCGATAAGGTTCAGCCATGCCCTAGAAAGTTTTATAAGTATAATTATTTGTTAAATGAGCCATTCTATGAATCGCCGGAGCCGGTTTTAAAGCTACACGGACATGTCTATGGAACAAGAAACGACGTAGGCAGATGCTTTGACAGCTTGTTAAAACTCCCACAGGATACGCAGTGGCACTTTGTAACTGATTTCTTGGAGGAGTCATGGTAAAACCGTTTCCAACATATCAATATTTAGAAGGTGAGCCGATGAGCGAGCGGGATAAGCTCGAACTTAATAGCAAGTTCTGGAACAAAGGTAAATGGGACAACTTTGTCGCCCCATTTATAAAGCCACAGGATGACCCAAGAGAGCTTAGTTTGGTCGATATGGGGTGTAATTCCGGATTGTTCTTAAAACTAGCGCAGGAGGCAGGATTTGGGCAAATAATAGGGGTGGATTCAGACGTCCCGGCGGTGGAGAGGGGTATTAGATGGAGAGATGCAACCGGTGGAAACTATAAGTTTGTAAACAAAAAAATGGAAGATGTTATCGATGACCTACCTGTTGTTGATTACACGGTCTTTGCCAACGCTCATTACTACATTACGATTAACGATTGGCTTGATTACCTAGACAAACTCCAATATAAAACTCGATACATTATTATTGTTACTGCGGAAAAAAGACATGGTAATAG